CGTGAGACACACGTTGTAGAGCCTTTTGAGGTGCCATCGGGCTGGACAAGGATAAGATCAGGCGATTATGGCTATTCTTCACCGTCTTGTATCTTATGGGGAGCCATAGATTGGGACAATAACATATGGATATACAGAGAATTATACGTAAAAGGATATACAGGAGAGAGGTTAGGAGATTTGATAGTACAAATGGAAAGAGAAGACCCACCGATGCAGCAAACAACGCTGGATTCTTCCTGTTGGAACAGAACAGGCTTAGGGCCTTCTATTGCAGAGACTATGGTAAGGAGAGGAGCACGATGGACACCAGCAGACAGGAACAGAATTGCAGGAAAGATAGAAGTACACAGGAGATTAGCCTGTGACGACCACGGTAATGCTAGGGTTCGCTTTTTTTCTACGTGCAACAATACAATCAGGACTTTACCTACACTACCCATATCTAAAACCAATCCTGAAGATGTGGATACGAAGGCTGAAGACCATGCTTACGATGCGTTGAGGTATATGATGATGAGTAGGACTCTGATGAACGTGCATTCTCCACATAGGATGACAAGACAGACACAGCAGTATGAACCACAAGATCAAGTATTTGGATATTAATAGATGGCAAAATTAGGAACAAGTATATTAGCAGAAAAATTATTTCCAGATGGAAATATAGTAATGCCTAAACCAGAAGAGTTTGTAAAAAAAATTGCTAATAATACTTTTACTGTAAGAGATGCTTTAGTTCTTCATCTTAATGACGAAGGTTTTAGAGTAGGAGAAGGTGAATTAAAAAAAAGTGCTTTAGCTGAACAAGTAAGAGAGGTTTTTAAAAAATCAGACACAACTTTATCTACGATGGCAAAAAAAGTAACTGCTTTGGAAAGTATTTTAGATAAAAATTATTATGAAGTGACAGAAAATATTGTTGATCAAGCTGGGGTGGAAGAATTTAATAAATTGATTGGAAAACAAGTAGGTTTAGTTATACAGTCAGTAGATAGAAGCGTTTCTAAATTTGTAAAAAGTAGAAAAATAAAAAAACCTACTGCAAGAGAAACTATAGCTGGAGTAAAACAGACTAGAGGAGGAAAGGCTTTTAAGCAGGTGCCAGAACCTAAAATAGTCTGGCCTGCTATTATGGAAGCTGCTCAAAAAATGGCTGTTGACAAGAAATACGGGCCTGAAGTTGCTAAAAATTTTATATTAGCTGCAATACTTCCTTTAAGAAATAGTGATTTAGGTCAAATAACTACTAACAAAGAATTTTCTCAAGGGCTAGAGACAGTAAGACCATATATTTATAAAACTCCTGACGGTGGTTTAGGAATTACTCTTCCGGGACTAACAGATGCAGAAAAAATGGCTGGTAGGGGACTTAAAGGAGCTCCACAAATAGAGTTAACAAAATTTTTATCTAATATGTTAGAAGTAGATTATAAAAAAGCATTTGATAAAGATGGAAAAATATTAAAAAATTATTTATTTGATTCTAAAAAAGTTACAACAGCAAATATGACAAGTGCTGTAAAAGATTATTTTAAACCTTTAATGAGGCCTTATGAAGAAGTGTTGGGTAGATCAGTAGCAGGAATAGCTGATGTTAGAAAAATAGCTGCTAGTACCATTGCAAAACACCCAGATGTTAAAAGCCCAGCAATAGCAAGTCAACTATTAGGACATACTAATGAAAGATCATATTTAGAGGGACTGACAAAATTAGATGTAAAATCTTACATAAGTGATATTTATGAAGAAGGTGCTGAAAACAAAGTTACGAGAGCTTTAACATTATATGAAAGTTTAATTACTAAAACAGTCAGTCCAGAAACTTTAGATATTAATCAAATAGCTAGAATAGCAAACATTCCTTTAAACAATGAAAATATAGCTATTGATATAATTGAAAATGTAGCAGAAAAACAAACCACTAGAAAGTTAAGCCCAGACGAAATAGAAGAAAATAAAATATTAAAAAAGAAAAGATTTAAACTTCAAGTACAAAGATTAGACGAACAAACAGCTGATTCAGCAATTGCTACAGAAGAAAAACTTACAAAAGCACAAGAAACAAAACAAGCAAGACAGGCTGGATTAGAAGATGCTCCTGAAAAGAAAATAAATTTTCAAAGCGATTTAATGCAAGCTGTAGTGGACGAATACGGATTGAGTACAGAAGAAATACAAGAAATTAAAAGTCTTCCTGCAGGTCAACAAAATACAGCTTTGGATGAGTTATTGAAAAATAAAAAACCAATAACAAAAGATATAAAACCTGAAGGACAGGCAATGGTAGCAGAACCAGAAATAAAAACACCGTTTTTAGATATAGAAGGTGCTGGAGATGTGGCTGCTATAGACATGGAGAAAGCTGGAAGAGTGATTGATCCTTTAGTAGATGTAATTACTGCTCTACCCATAGGCAAAAGTGCAAAAGCTCTTGGACAGGTAGGTAAAGCGATAGTAGGTGCAGGAAAAGGATTAGGTAAAGCTCTAAAACCTGACCTCAAAGACCCTGTAGAAAGATTTGATATACTAGAACCACTACCAAAAGAAGAAGAAAAAGAAACGACAGAAGAAAGGACTAGAGGACAAGTAAACAACTTATTTGATTTTCCTCTAGGGCCATAATTAATTTTAACAACCAAAAAAGGAGGTAAACATGCCAAAAGGAACTTACGATGCAGGATATATCATGGGACAGATGTCCAAACAAGGCGAAATGAACGAGGCTAACGAAGGTTCTCTGTATAGAGAAGGCTTAGATCAGAACTTGTTAGGTACAACTAACCTAGATTCCTACAATGTAGCTACCCCAAAACCCGCTGGAAACACACACATGGGTCAAGCAGGTTATATAATGGGACAGATGCAAAAGCAAGGCTATCAAGGTACAGAGGGCTAATAGATGAGTGATCCTGTAGACGTATCTACAGAACTTGACGATAGTCAAGCTCCGGGACTTGTAGGTTTAATAAACGGCTATTTTCAAGAAGCTGAAAATGGTCGATTGGTGCATGAAGAACGATGGTTAAAGGCTTATAAAAATTTCAGAGGTGTTTATGATTCTAGTACACAGTACACAAACACTGAGAAGTCTAAAGTATTTATAAAAATAACCAAAACTAAGGTGTTGGCTGCCTACGGACAGATAGTAGATATCTTATTTGCAAATAAGAAGTTTCCACTCACTGTGGAATCTACACCTGTACCTGAAGGTATAGCTAAATTTGCACATTTGAAAACACCAATTGATGAAATGAAAAGTCCCTATGGGTTTGAAGGTGATGGCAGAGAAATGCCACCCGGAGCTACTCAAGCTACAGAATCAGATTATTTAGGTGGTTTGAAAGATAAATACAAAGGTGCACCTATAGCAGAAGGGCCTGCCTTGATGGGAGAACCACAGATATCTCCTGCACAAGAGGCTGCTATGCGTATGGAAAAGGTTATACATGATCAATTGACAGAGTCCAACGCTGTAAGCACCTTACGAAACTCAATATTTGAGTCTGTATTACTAGGCACAGGTATTGTAAAAGGCCCCTTTACACATACAAAAACAGTGCATAAATGGCAAAAAGATGATCAAGGAAGCAGAATGTATTCTCCGTATTACAGAGATGTACCTAAGATAGAGTCTGTATCCTGTTGGGATTTATACCCTGATCCTATAGCTACGAACATAAACGATGCAGATTTCGTAATACAAAGACATAGAATGAACAGAGAACAGCTTCGTAATCTTATGGATATGCCAATGTTTGACCCTGATGCGATTAGAACTGTGTTGACAGGTGGTGGAAACTACGTAGATAAATATTTTGAAAGTTTAATTAGAGATGATGAGTATTTATCTAGAGCATCTAATGAAAGATATGAAGTATTAGAGTATTGGGGTGCTGTAGACGTGTCTTTTCTTCAACAGATTGGAAAAGATGTAGGAGATGTAGACCCATTAGGAAAAGTACAAATAAATGCATGGATTTGTGGAAGTCAGGTATTACGTGCTGTAATCAACCCTTTCACACCAATAAGAATACCCTATCAGGTATTTCCATATGAAATAAGCCCTTATCAACTATGGGGTATTGGAGTACCAGAGAATATGGAAGATGCACAGATGTTAATGAATGGTCATGTACGAATGGCTATTGATAACTTAACACTTGCAGGTAATTTAATATTTGATGTTGATGAGACATCATTAGTTCCCGGACAGAACTACGATATATTTCCGGGTAAGATATTCAGAAGACAGTCTGGCGTTACAGGAACCGCAGTGAATGGTATTAAGTTCCCTAATACCGCTGGTGAAAACATACAAATGTATGATAAAGCTAGACAGTTGGCTGATGAAGAGACTGGGATTCCCAGTATTATGCATGGGCAGACAGGCGTTAGTGGCACAGGCAGAACAGCAGCTGGCCTATCAATGTTGTTAGGATCAGCTGGTTTATCTATAAAAACGGTGATTAAAAACATGGACGATCATCTTTTGAAACCGTTGGGTGAATCACTATTTCAGTGGAACATGCAGTTTAATGATGAACAACCTGACATTGTAGGAGACTTAGAGATAAAACCAAAAGGTGTGTCTTCTGTAATGCAGAAAGAAGTACGTTCACAAAGACTGACAATGTTATTACAGACAGTGGTAAATCCAATGCTAGCTCCATTTATTAAGATTCCTAATCTTATAAAAGAGTTAGCTATTTCACAAGATATTGATCCGGATAGTTTAGTCAATGACATTAACCAAGCTCAAATATACGCAGAAATGCTGAAAGGAATGCAAAATGCCCAACAACCAACAGAACAACAACAATCAGGAGGTGCTGAAACAGCTCTCCCCGGTAGTGAACAACCCCCCGGTATGGGAGGCCTTACAGAAGCTCCTTCAGGGGCTCAACCTTCAGACCTTACAGGGGCTGGTAACGGCACAATCGGAACTGGAGCTGTACCGACTGCAGGGGAAGGCCAGTTTGCTGGCAATGCTCCTCAACTTGAAGAATAATTATGAACAGATGAAAAAGGAAAACAATAAAAAATAATGGCTTTACCGCAAACAAATGAGGGGTTTTTATCTCCAGACATAAGTGTTCAATCAGACTTTGGTCTAGGAGAACAGTCTGCTCTTCTAACACAAGAAGATATAAAACCATCACAACCTTATAAAGTAACAACTGTGCAGGAAACTATTCCCGGTTCTCCTGCTGTTGCTGTAAGAAGCGGTTACGACCCGTTTTCAGGAGACATTGAAAGTATAATTAGTCCTTTTACTGATCCTGAAGCTATAAAAGAAAGAAGAAAAAAAGAAGAGGCACAAAGAAAACAGATAAAACCTATAGGAGAGGCAGACCCTTTATTTGAAACAGAACCACAATTAAATATAGGAACACCAGAAGTGCCACAACTTAGAGTAGACACTCCTGATCCTACTTTGTTAATATCTCCAAAACCGGGACAAGATTTAACTGCTAGAGTAGGAGAATATTTTAGACAACCTGAATATGAAGAAAGAGGAGTAAAAGACCCTTTTGAAGTAGATTTAGACGATATGTACAAAGAAAGTATAAAAAGTCCTATGGGTGTTTATGATACTGGGGGTAAAACTATAGGTCTTATTGGCGGTATTGGAGGTGCTTATGATGCTTTTAGGGATGATTTGTTTGGTGCCGGGTCTTCTACATTAAGAAACGTAGCTACCACACAGGGCGGAGGGTATGCTCAGATAGCGGGTGCTAATGATCCTACTTTACTATATAAAGGTTTAGATAAATTAGGTTTAGTAGACACTGCAAAACAGATAGGACAAGACTTTTCTTTTGTTAATAAATTATACGATCCTGTTGCTGATGTTATTAAAGAGGCTTATTCAGACATTGCTACGGGAGTAAAACAAGTATCTGGAAGTTTTAAAAAAGACTTTGCAAGTTCAGTAGGTGGTGAAGAAAATCTTGGTAAAATAGTAAAAGGTGCAGGTGTTGCTTTCTCTGCTTACAGTGCTTATGACGCTTTTAAACGTGGTGATAATGTTTCAGGTGCAATTAATACTCTTTCTACAGTAGCAATGTTTGTTCCCGGATTACAGCCTGTAGCCGCAGCTCTTCAAGCAGCAAATTTTGTAAGCGGGTTAACAGGTTTTGGAAGAGGTAAACCAAAACCGGGTATGGGTGGTTCAGAAATTAGATACAATCGTGACACTGGTCAATTAGACCATAGTATGACTTGGAGTTACAATGGTTTTAATCCATCACAAGCTAAACAACATACAGACAAAGCTAGAAATTTTATAAATGGGTATATGAAAGAATTTAAAGTAAAATTTGACCCTGAAAAAGCAAGCACATTAGGACAGTATCACACTAGAATAGATGTAAGCCCGTATAAAAATGGATCACAAAGTGCCGGTGAGCTAATAGAAAGATGGATGTCTTCTGGAGCATTTACAGGCAATCCTACATATTACGATCCTAATCTAGGTGAGAGAGTTAATTTTACAAGTCAAGAACAGTACGAACAATACGTAAGCAGATTTGCTGATAGTATATTTGGATAAGGAGAAAACATGTTACAATTTTTAGGCCCGATAGCAAACATAGCAGGAACATGGTTAAAGGGTAGACAAAAGAAAGCAGAGATAAAACAGAAGTTAGAAGTAGCAAAGATAGAGGCACAAGTAAAAAGAGTACAGAGTGATGCGAACTGGGAAGAGAAAGCAATGGATGCTTCTGCAGATAGCTGGAAAGACGAGCTCTGGACAATTTGTTTCATCTCCATTATAGTAGCGTGCTTTATTCCTGCTGCACAGCCATATTTATCTGATGGGTTTAGGTTTTTAAGAGAGGACTGCCCTGACTGGTTAAGCTGGGGTATCCTTGCAAGCATTGGTGCTAGTTTTGGTTTGAAATCAATAGGACAATTTAAAAAATGATTACTAAAGATACAAGAAATAAACTGATAGAAAAACTTATCTTGCATGAAGGTATGAAATTAAAAGTATACGATGATGCAAATGGTAAAGAAATAAGAGCTGGAGACACTCTAGTTGGACATCCTACTATTGGTGTAGGTAGAAACGTAGCTGGAGATGGTCTTGGTATTACAGAAGAAGAGGCAAAAATTTTACTATCTAATGATGTAGACAGAGTGTTAAGAGAAGTAAACCACTGGGGTTTCATGGAAAACTTAAACGAACCTAGAAAAACTGTAATTATAGACATGGTGTTTAACATGGGCTGTTCTAGATTTAATGAACAGGCATGGCCTAAGTTTTTTAAAGCTGTAATGACTGGTAATTATAAAGAAGCTAGCAAACAAATGCTAGACAGCAAATGGGCAGGTCAAGTAAAAACAAGAGCAAACATATTAGCAAAAATGATGGAAACTGGTAAATGGTCGTAGGGAATGAAAATATGATAGCAAACGGTGAGATACCCGTAGAACAGCCTATGGAACAACCCGCAGGTTTATCTATGGAACAGCTAGACCATGAGTTTTTAGGTAGAGGTGATGTAAATGTAGATAGTTTACGACTTAGAGAAAAATATGAAAAAAATCTAAATCCTGAAGAATTAAAAAGATTTGATACTTTAGCACCTTTTGTAGAAGAGTTTTTTGTATTAGATTTTAAAGGTAGGACAGGAAAATTTCCAAAAGGAGAAAGGGAAGTTTCTGGAGATATGATTCCACCTGAAGAAGAAATAACTGTAGAGCAATATGGTAATTTGTATAACATAGAAGATAAAGAAGAAGTATTAGAAAAACTGTACGGCACTAAACAAGAAGTAAGACCAGACATGGCACAAAGACTCCCCGTGCAAACAGAAAATGAAACACCTTCACAACCTGTTCAACAACCTGTTCCTACACCAGCACCTGCACCACAGCCTGCTCAACAACCTGTAGTAGAAGCAGCAAGAGGATTAGAAGTACCTGCAATGCCACAAGAAGAGATGGTAAATACAGATGCTAATCCACAGAAGAATGGAATGATTGATGTCCCCGGAAAAAGCAATACAGGTATAGCAGATGATGTGCCAATGGACTTACCAGAAGGGTCATTCGTAATCAACGCAGCTGCTGTAGAGTTTGCAGGATTGACAGACATTGAACAGATGATAAAAAAAGCTGAAGAAGAAGAAGGAAGATTAATAAATCAAGGAACATTGAAACAAACAGATCAAGGTGGTAAAACACCTGTTCTTGTATCTAACAGAGAAGTAACAATCAGACCAAACATAGCAAAAATCATAGGTCTAGATAAGTTAGAAAAAATAAACAATAGGGGGAAAGCCGAAACAGAAAGAGCCATACAGGAAGAACAGTTGGCAGAAGGCAATCCACAACCCGAAAGAGTTCAGTCACCTAAAGGTAGGATGACTTAAAAAGTTTTAGTTGATGATGACTAAAAGTTCCAGCCACCCGATTTGCCTCGGCACTGGATTTTTAAACCCGTAACCAGCCACCCTCGTAGGAGGCACTGAGAAAGGAATAGTAAAATGGCAAAAGGAAAGACCAATGTACGCAATAAAGCAGAAGCACTTAAAGCAGACCCTCGTGGAGATATGTACAAGGGAAAGGATAGAGTAGTTACTGCTGAGGAAGAAGAAACAGAAACTGAGGACACTGACATCAAGGCCGTGATGGAAGCCACTCCAGAAGTAGAAGGTTTTATAGATTCCACCCAACCTGAAAAGAAAGAGGAGATAGTTCAGGAAGACGAAGGTAAGTATAAAAAAAGATACGATGATCTTAAAAAGTATTACGATCAGAAGCTGTCTGAATGGAAGCAAGAAAAGGAGACTCTAGAAGCACAAAGAAAAGCTATAGAAGAACCTAGAAATAAATATGCTCCACCAAAGACACCTGAAGAACTTGATAAGTTTAGAGATCAATATCCAGATGTATACCAAGTTGTAGAGACCATATCTCACAATATGGCATCGAAACAAGTTGAAGACCTTCAAGCTGAAATAGGTAGACTCACTGAGAAAGAGAAAAAGATCAAAGTGCAATCTGCTTACAAACAGCTTTTGAACAATCACCCAGATTTCGATGAGATCAAGAAATCATCTGAATTTTTAGAGTGGTTAGAGCAACAGCCCAAAAGCATTTCTGAAGGTATAACAAAGAACAATACCGATCCTGTTTGGGCAAGTAGGACTGTTGATTTGTATAAAGCGGACATAGGTATGAATAGGAAACCGACTTCTGATAAATCTAAACAAGCTGCCAGAGCTGTGACGAAGACTGCTGCAAAGCAGATAAACACCACTGGTAAGAATGGGAGGGTTTGGAAGATGTCTGATATTCAGAAACTTAAACCGTGGGAGTTTGAGAAGTATGAAACGGAGATTGATCAGGCCGTTAGAACTGGTCAAGTTGTAAACGATTAACTAACTAAATATAAAGGAGAAGAATATGGCTACTATGTCATCCGCTGCCGGATACCAAAACTTACCGGTTGGTAACTGGGCACCAGCGATATACAGTCAAAAAGTTCTCAAGTATTTCCGTAGGGCATCAGTCGTAGAAGCTATTACTAATACTGACTACACTGGGGAAATCGAGAATTTTGGCGATACGGTAAATATCATCAAAGAGCCAACTATCACAGTCAAAGACTATGCTAGAGGCCAAACTGTAAATACAGAGAATCTAGACGATAATCAAATTCAATTGACTATCGATCAAGGTAGTTACTTTGCATTTAAAGTAGATGATATTGAAGAAAGACAGTCACATATCAACTTTGAAGCACTAGCAACCTCTTCAGGTGCTTATGCATTAAAGAAGAACTATGACTATAATGTGTTAAAATATATCTTTGATAACGCTGTAGCATCTACAGGTACATTAGGAACTCAAAGCACATCAGCTAATACTGGTGATGAAGTTGCGAACCTAGTATCTCAAGCTGCCACTGAGTTAGATAAGAACGATGTACCAGAAGAAAACAGATGGCTTGTTGCACCACCTCAGTTTTATGAAGTGTTAAGACAGTCTGGTTCTAAAATTATGGATATGTCTGTAACTGGTGGAGGAGCATCTCCTCTTCTAAACGGTAGAGTTACCGATGGTAAATTGCATAACTTTGATTTATATGTAAGTAATGCAATAGGTGTTGGTACTACTGGTAGTGCAGCCACACAAGTTTTTGGATCATCTGCTACATCTGGACAGACATTAATCCTATACGGACATATGTCTGGCGTTGCTACTGCATCTCATATTGCAAAGACCGAAGTAATAAGAGACCCAGATAGTTTCTCTGACATCGTAAGAGGATTACATGTTTATGGAAGAAAAGTTCTAAGAGCTGAATCTGACACAGGCTTCAAAGGCGTGTTCAAAGGGCTCATGGACTTAGACTCTTAATTTTAACTTGGAAAGGAATTGACAAATGGGTACACTTAATTTGACAGGTGCCGGAGGCACTGCTGGACATCCTTCCAACGGGAGGGTTCCATATTTAGTTGAAAACACTATTGATCTATCTCAAGTCAGAGCCGATACTGGCCCGGACAATGGAGATGTCTTACAAGTGATAGACATACCTGCAGAGACTTTGATCATGGAAGCTGGAATAGAAGTGATAACTGCACTTTCTAGTTCTGCTACTATGGACTTAGGTATTACAGGTGGAGACGTTGACATTTATGTTGACGGTGACACTAATGCTACAGGTTATGGTACATTGACTGCAACTGCTAGACACGTAGCAGCATCTGCAGACACTTTAGACATACTTATTGGTGGTGCAGATTCATCTGCTGGTAAGATTAGAGTATGGGCTGTTATGTGTGACGTATCAGGTATTGAAGAAGACGATTTAAATACTGACTCACAACACGACACTGTAAGTTAATACTAAATAACTTTGAGGGAGGGGTTATTCTTCTCCCTCAATTTAAACAAAGGAAAATAAATGGCAACGCATGATTTGAGAGCCACTCAAAAAATTTACAAACCAAAATCTGTAAATCATAAAGAAATAGATTCTTTGAATAAAAGAATGGAAACTATGGAGACAGCAATAAATTTAATATTGCAAAAATTAGATAACAACGATCAGGGGAAGGTAGAACAGGAGAAACAACTTGAGCTACCTAATTTCAAATATCCCACACTTTAAGTGTTGGGTACGTAAGGAGTTTACGCATAACCATATGAAATACCACGGTGAGTATTTACATGGGTTAGCAATAGCAGTCAACACAGTGCCAGACAGATGTCTAAGTTTTCAGGTGGTGTTCACTGGTATCGAAGAAGAAGACAACGTAGTCGGTGGTGCGATGTGGGCTAGAATGCCAATCACCAGTTTGATTGCGGATGAGGTGTTAGAAGGAATGCCAGAAAGAATGGATACACATCTCGCACAGCCTTGGGACTGTTCCTCAAGAGGTCACTCAGTAGTAGTGATGGACAGAGTAAGTTCAAGTCCATGGATGTGTAAAATAGGAGGGGATTTTTACAAGGGTCGGTATTTGTTTACGGTTGATTATACAGACAGCCACATATCAGACGATCCTGCACAGCACAAACAGAGTCATGTACTCCAGTTGATAGACGCTGACAAATGGACAGGCAACATAGTTGCATTACCAAACAACAGGGTTCGTGTTACTAATCCTGCTCTGTGGGTAGCAGGCGAAGGGCCACCAGACTTTGCACCTAGCCAGTATGTACACTCTGCAGAGATACACGATACGTACACTGATCCTGACGTAACTTTTAATAACTTATATAACCAATCTGAAAGGAAGACAAATGCCCGGAAAAAAAACAACAAAAAATAAAGCGAAGATGATGAAAGGCGGAATGGCCAAGAAGAAAATGATGTACGGAGGTAAGACATCAAAGAATAAATCTAAAATGATGAAAGGCGGAATGGCTAAGAAGAAGATGATGGGTGGCGGCAAGACATCAAAATACATGGCCAAGGGCGGAAAAACATCTAAGTATATGTCTAAAATGGCTAAGGGTGGAAAGAAGACTAAGTACATGTCAAAAGGTGGCAGAAGATAGATGGATAGCAAAACAATAAATGTAGATGGTGAAAACTTTGGTGGCGTAGAGATTATGCAAACCACAGGTACAACTCAAGGAGATTTACAAGCAGGTATAGAATTTATATATCACATGCGTGAACACCTTGTAGATGTAGGAGTTGCCACTTTATATTTATTTGTTTGTTACACTCTTTATCTATGGCTAAAGAATAGGTTTAAGTAATGGCAAAGACACCAGCTTGGCAAAGAAAAGAAGGTAAGAATCCTAAAGGAGGCTTGAACAGAAAAGGTATCAAGTCTTACAGGAAAGCAAACCCCGGTTCTAAGTTGAGCATGGCTGTAACTACTAAACCATCGAAGTTGAAGAAAGGCTCTAAGGCTGCCAAACGTAGAAAAAGTTTCTGTGCAAGAATGAAAGGCATGAAGAAGAAACTAACAAGTAAGAAGACAGCTCGTAATCCTAATTCAAGAATTAATAAATCATTACGTAAATGGAATTGTTAAATGGCAACTACTTATCTAACATTAGTAAATAACGTGCTTAACGAACTGAATGAATCAGAGTTGACATCTGCCACGTTTGCAAACAGCAGAGGTGTACAGACAGCCGTGAAGAAGTTCGTGTTAAAAGCTATGCATGAAGTGTACAGCACTCTGCAAGAAGTGCCTGACTTGTACATATCTACAAAACAGGATACGCAAGTAGGACAGAGAGTCTATTCTCTACCGACTGCTAACTCTCCACAGACAGGTGATGCTGAATATAGAAAAATTGATTATGACACCTTTCGTTTAGTACCAAGAGAACTGACCACAAACGGTGAGTTTACTTCTGACATCAGCAATTGGTCAACCATAGCTGGTGCTGGTAGTGCGACTTACAGCTCTGCAGGTAACGGCAGATTAAGACTGAACGACTTTGCAGCTCATCAGACGCTGTCTACTGTGAAGAATAGAGATTACAGAATACAAGTTAGAGTGTTAGATTCGAACAGCATCGGTGCAGCATTGAAAGTACAAGTGGGTACAGCAGCTGAAGATACTACAAATTTAAATACTACATTGACTGTTACAGATTTTGGAGAGGGTGCTGTGTTAGATACCACGTTTACAGCAACTGGACAATCTACAGTGGTCACTGTAAACAACACTGTTACTACTACAAACTTAGATGTAGATTACATTAGAATATCTGAAGACTTACCTGTAAAAAGATTGAAGTACATTACTTACGATAACTGGGCTGACAGATTTTTAGAAACAGACTTACTAAACTCAAAAGAACATTTTGGTAGACCAGAGCTAGTTTATACCACACAGGATAAAAAGTTTGGTTTACACCCTGTACCTGACAAAGACACATACACTATAGAATACGAATATTGGAAAGTACACACTGACTTATCTGCCCATGGAGATACCATGGATTTAAACGATAGGTTTAAAGATGTAATAATTACAAGAGCAAAGTACCATACTTACGTACTACGTTCTGATCCACAAGCTGCACAGATGGCTTTAGGAGAATATAAATCACAATTACAAATACTAAGAAGCGAATATATAAATAGCAAAGCATACATGAGAGATACAAGGATACATATAAATGCCTGATACTTCAACCATATCACCATTCAACGCAAGCTGTGCCGGTGGTTTGGTATTGAACAAAGACGTGTACAGCATGTCTCCGGGTGAAGCATTACAGCTTACAAACTTTGAACCAGACATTACTGGTGGGTATCGTAGGATAAATGGTACGACTAAGTTCAACACGAACATAGTACCACAGGTATCTGCGTCTACAGAAAGAATTATGTTCTGTGCGATATTTAATGATTTAGTGGTTGCTGGCCGTGGGGGTACAGTATACACAGGAACTACAAGTGGTAGCTGGACAAGTAGAGCTACAGGAAAGGGAACTTCATATACTTATGATTTTGATAGATTTAATTTTGCTGGAACTGACAAGATCATCATTGCTACAGGTTCTACAAATGCTTTCACTTTAAACACTAGCTACGCAGAAGATATAATAAATGGCACAGGTGGAGGGACAGCACCGACAGCACCGAAGTTTGTAAAGTCTTTTGCCAACCACATGTTCTACGCAGGCATGAGCAACAGCAAAGCAGAAGTAATATTCAGTGCACCGTTTGCAGAAGATGACTTTGATGCTAGTGATGGTGCAGGTTCATTTAAGATAGGTACAGAAGTTACAGGCATGAAAGTTTTCCGTAATGAGTTATTTATCTTTGGAGAGAACAAGATATATAAACTTACAGGAACAAGTTTAGCAAACTTTGCACTTGCCGAGGTGGCGAAGAGTGTTGGTACGATTGCACATCATTCCATACAGGAACTGGGAGGAGACATTATATTCTTATCAGCTGACGGACTTAGAACAATCGCTGGTACAGAAAGAATTGGTGACGTTGAATTGGGTACTGTATCTAAACAGGTACAGGAACGAATAAATGAGATTGGTTATGACAACGTCACAGCAACTGTTATTAGAAACAAAACACAGTATAGATTGTTCTATCCAGTAACAGGAGGATTAGAAACAAGTCAAAAAGGTTTAATTGCTGTAATTAAAATAAACCCAAACTCAAAACAGATGGGTTACGAATACGCAGACTTGAAAGGATTAAAAGTTGCTGATTGTGATTCAGACTTAATTAGCAATGTAGAAACTACCATACATGGTGGGTATGATGGTTATATCTATAAACAAGATTCAGGTAATGTATTTACCAGAGCAGGTAGCACAAGCATTATAGATGCTACATATAGATCACCAGACATAGTAATGGGTGATGCAGGTATTAGAAAAAGTATGCAGAGAGTAAACTTAAACTGGAAACCTGAAGGTGAAGTAAGTGCCAGTTTATTTGTACGTTACAACTACGATGACGTAAACACACCACAGCCCAATGTAATTACACTGGCTACATCAGG